GTTGTGCAATATCTCTGTACCGTTTAATAAGGTCAACGTCAGATTTTTCTCGACCATCAGTATCTAATACTTGGCCCCAGAATCCTCCACCAGCGACATCAAGTGTGCCGTCTTGAGGATCGGGAGCAGTAAAGGTCTGCTCCCGATTCTGATCTTTAACTCTTTCTAAACGGAACCCAAAAAGTTCTGCCATTATATACTCCTACTTTATATCTTTATTTAGTAGGGTTAGAAGTTCACGCCAGAAGCTTCAAAGTGTTGATATCTCCATGTAACATCAAAAGTTTCTATGGCATCAGCTTGTTCGTTTGTTAATTCAATAGAACCAACCCCAACAGGCCACGCACTTCTGAAAATATAAGTTTTCAGAACTGTATCATCACGATCTAACTGTTCAACAGTCAAATCAGTCTGATAATCAGCGGGTGCAATAACACCTGTATTATTGGCAAGATCATTGATACCATTAGACCATCTTTCAATCGCATTACGTACCATAAAGTCCGTATCATTCATGAAAGTTGTAGTCCAATCTTCATCAAATGTTCTGTCACCAGCAATGTAGATATTCCTTCCCCTAAAAGGAATAACAATAGGTGTTAATGTGTTAGCTGGAAGATTAGATGCAGTTACTAGAAAACTAGCTCTACGAACATCTAGTCCAATTGCAATGCCAGGTGGAGGGGTTATGGTAACCCTGTACTGGTTAGCACGAGCACCACCACCAATAAGATTTGCTTTAAAATCATCTATATTAGCCATGATTACCCTCCTACCTCACTAAACGCAACACCAGTTCTTGTGGCGATGAAGTTTAGTGTAATGAAGTTAATTGATCTAGCGGGTTTAATGTATATATCACCAATAAATTCGTTTCGGTCAATTACCTCACCTGTGTTATTACTTGCATCACAAACTACCTTAAAGTCAAAGATACCTCTACGACCCTGTACATCTCTCAAGAAAGGTTCTACCATGTTTCTAAACTGAGCTCTTGTAAATTCATCGTTGAATTCAAAGAGTTGGTATTTAGAAGCGATAGAGATTGCCTTCTCAAGTACCAAGAACAACCTACGCACGTTAATACGATCAAATGCACTTGGTTTAGTTAATGCAGTCTTATCACCAAAGAGTAGAACTCCTTGGCCTGGGAAGTTAGTTACAGGGTTAATCCTTGCACGATAAAGTTGATCTCTTTCACTGTTCTTAGGATTATAAGAAAGTTTAATTGCACCTCTTATATGTCCACGATTAAGACCAGCAGGAGAGAACCAAGGGTCTGCGACCTTATCTGCATTTGCACAAAGTCCAGCAATATCACCATTCAATGGACAGTAACGATATACATCATTGTACTTATCGTACATATATTTGTAACCACTATCGTACACTATGTAAGAGGACGATGGTAGAAGATCAAATGCATTTATGACATTTGCAGTCTGAGTAACAGAACTTGATACGTTAACCGTAGCGGCACGATATGGGGAAATAAATCCCACACAATCTTTTCGTGTTTCTACGAGATCGGTAATCATTGTTCCATGTGTATCCATAGCTGCAGCTGTATCTGCAACACCACTAGAAGGCCCTGCGAGAACAAGGTTAATATCTAGAGATTCGGTATCTGCAAATTCATCATATGCAGTTTTAAGTTCACCGTTAGTAACAGCATAATCGTCCGTTCCACCAGTAAGTGTACCAGAATCTACTGGTACAACATTGGTGTAAGCAGCAGTTACATCTGTTCCCCAATTGGAACCAGCAGAAATATGATCTGTCCAGTAAATGAAACTAGATTGTCTGAAAAGAACATCTGGATAATAGTTAGAACCACCTTGTGCTGTTTTTGCAACAGGGTTTTTCGACATATTACCATATCGTTCTATAACAGATGATGTTCTTTGACCAGCAACATCGTTATCATAACCAGTGATATCACCAGTAGCATCATATACTACTACGTGAAGTTCATCACCAGAACCACGACCATTATCAGTTGCCCACTGTGACGTTCCAGGCGCAGAATCAAAGAGATCATAAAATCTCCAACGTCTACGAATGTAACTATCGTCAGCGATTGTAGCTTTCAAACCAGCACCATTAACATCATCTTTTAGACGAATTGTAAGGGCGTTAGTAGAAATTGCAGTTACTTCATACTCATTACCTTCATCACCAGAGATGTGTGCAAAGGCAGTGACATCAGAAGAAGAATCGGCAGATGAGAATGAAATTAAGTCACCTACTTGAAATGCGTAACCACTAGCATCTGCATCATCAACAGTAATTGAAGTTGCACCAGCAGAAGCTGCACCGTTAACACGGTTATTGGTTCCAAGGTGTTGTTCATATGCAGAAGCACTTGGACATAGAGAAACACCGATAGAGTTACCCCACGTACCAGCAGTACGTGCAGCCCACTCACCATGTGAACCTTGTCCTGTACTAAATGAACCCAAATAATGGTCATCATCACGGATGAGAATTCCACTATTTGCACCAGCATTTACAACGGCACTTTCGCAACGGACAACCTTTAATTGATCGGAGTATGCTAAAAAGTTTGCAGCGGTAAACCACCATTCAAAATTATCGCCTTGAGGTTTACCAAATATCTGGACTAATTCTTCTTCGGAGCCGATGGTAGTAATAGAGGAAACTGGCCCTCTTTCAAATGGCCCTGCAATCGCACCAACCGTAGTAGCGACTGAGGGAACGACATTAGTTAAGTCGATCTCACGAACATGAACGCCAGGAGATGATAGAAATGACATATTTTTACTCCTTTTATTGCGAGTTTTTTTATTTGTTCACTGATATTTATAAAAAAAAAGTTTTAAAAAACCTGTATTTATAAGTGTTATAACATATAAATAATAACATGGGAAATGCACATTATGAAAAATATAAGGACACTATTAAAAAGTGTGCGAGGCGAAATTATCGTAAAAGAATAGTTCTTTTAAACGAATATCTAGCCGACAAAGCCTGCAAACATTGTGGGGAGAGTGAAACAGTATGTTTAAAATTCTACCCTCACGATTCACAAATCCGTAAAATGACCAAAAGAGTAGGAATTAGTAACGAAAGTCGTACTGAAATTTTGCAGTTAATGTCTAATTCTTTTATTCTTTGTTCTAATTGTTGGATAAAATTAGATAATGATCTAATTGAGTTTATTTAGGAAAGTAGAGATATTATGAAAATCTTAACGGCGTGCCTAATGGGCATACTAATTTTGTCTAGTTCTATGGCTAATGCATTAGAACTTGGGACTACAAAAGGTAGTGCAAACTACCAAACTGGTATTGCTCTTGCAAAAACCTTAAATACCGCTGGTATAAAAATTACCCCAATTCCCCATAGTGGTACTAATGCATATATGGAAAAAATGGATATTGGTAAAATTGATTTGGGTTTAGCGGGAGTATATAATCTAAATTGGGGTTATAAAGGATATGGCCCTTTCAAAAAACCCCTTAAAAATCTAAGATTTGTTGCAAATCTGGAACCATTTTTTACTGCAATGTGTGTTCCAGTAGATTCTGATATAAAAACATATCAAGATTTGAAGGGTAAAAGGTTACCTTCAGAGTTTAAAGCTGCCCCAAACTTTCATTTCTTATATACATATATGTTACGAAACGCAAATTTAACATATAATGATGTTAAATCCGTACCTATTGCGTCATTAGGAAAATCTTGGGAAGCTCTCGCTAAAGGTAGAATTGATGCAGCAATGTTTGCCATTGGTTCTGGTGCGGCTAAGAAATATAATACCCAAGTTAATAGTGGTATACGTTGTCTTAGTAATAATGAGGGAAAACTAGAACATGAGATGTTAAAAGATTGGGGGGGTGTTAAAGTAGTAGAATTAAAACCCAGCCCAAAATTCCCTTTGGTAAGAGAACCAATTAGAGTACAAAAATTCAATTATACACTATTTGCACATAAAGATGTGTCTAAAGAAATAGTTTATAAAATTGTTACTGCATTATATCAAAATGCTGATGTTTTTAGAACATCATCTGGTTTAACTAGTACTTTTAATAAATCTGAAATGCATGACTTTGAATTAGTGCCTATGCATGAAGGTGCTGTGGATGCCTATATTTCCCTTGGACTTATCAAAATACAATAAAATACTTCTCTGTATGTTACTCCTTATTGGGATATCTGACATAGACTACTATGTTGGGTATCCCTTTATGGATGAACAACTATATCTTTTAATATTAATGGTATGTTTAGGTTGTACTTTTAATATTTTAAGTATTCCTCTAATAATAACAGGAATATCTTTATTTTTTCTTTATCCTTATTTAACTGAATATAGACTAGATGAAATTAATACTTTAAGAGTATTATCTTCTATTATTATTACTTTAATTTTATTTGCGTTATATAGTACTTGTGGTAAATCCTTTGCATTT